TCATTCCGCCGCCACCTTCTTTCGTGGGGCCATCATGTCGCGCATGACGCCCGAGACGCCGTCGGTCCGGATATCGATGACCAGCCCCTCGGACGTCACGGTGACCCGGCGCACCAGCAACTGCACGATCCGGGTCTGCTCTGCAGGGAACAGCTGGCTCCAGACGTCCTCGAACGTCTGCAGCGCAGAGATCACGTCGGCCTCAGCGAAGGAGTGGCCCTCACGCGCCAAGTGGGCGATGACCTGTGCCGTGATCGACGGGGCGCGCATCACCCGCCGCAGCTCGGTCACCACGGCCGCTTCCACGAGGTCGGCAGGAAGACGGCGCGGGATGCCCTCGTCGCTGGGTTCACGATTCTTGATGACGTCCATCGAGACGTAGTACCGGTATCGCCGCGCGCCCTTCTTCGTGCTGCTCGGCGTCATGGCGGCGCCCGTTGCCGTGAAGATCAGGCCCTTGAGCAACGCAGGCGCCTGCGCGCGCGTGTTGTTGGCGCGCTTTCGCGGGTTCTGCCGCAAGATGGCATGGACCTGATCCCACAGTTGCTCGTCGATGATGGCCTGATGCTCGCCGGGATAGGCCTTGCCCTTGTGGACCGCGTCGCCGCGATAGACGCGGTTCACCAGCACCCTGTAGAGATATCCCTTGTCGACCAAGGTCCCCTGTTTGTTGCGGAGCCCCTTGCGGCGCAGTTCGCGGGCCAGCACGGTCGCTGATCCGACATCGACGAACCTCTCGAAGATGCCCCGCACGGTGGCGGCCTCTTCCTCGTTCACCACGAGCTTGCGGTCCTTCACATCGTACCCGAGTGGGACATAGCCGCCCATCCACATGCCCTTCATTCGGGAGGCGCGGACCTTGTCACGGATGCGCTCGGCTGTGACCTCGCGCTCGAACTGCGCGAATGACAGCAGGATGTTCAGCGTCAGCCGCCCCATGGAGGTGGTGGTGTTGAAGGACTGCGTGACCGAGACGAAGGTCACGCCGTTGCGGTCGAAGACCTCGACCAGCTTCGAGAAGTCCATCAGCGAGCGCGACAGGCGGTCGATCTTGTAGACGACCACCACATCGATCAGGCCATCTTCGATGTCGGCCAGAAGCTGCTTGAGGCCGGGCCGTTCCAGCGTGCCGCCCGAGATCCCGCCATCGTCATACTGATCGCGGACCAGAGCCCAGCCTTCGGAGCGTTGGCTGGCGATATACGCCTCGCAGGCCTCCCGCTGGGCGTGCAGGCTGTTGAACTCCTGTTCCAGCCCTTCCTCGGAGGACTTGCGCGTGTAGATGGCGCAGCGTTGGCGGCGGATGGGATTTGCGCGCTGATCCATCAATCATTCCCCCGCTTTCGTTCGCGCAACCCGAAGAAGCGGTAGCCATTCCAGCGCGTCCCGGTGATCGCCCGCGCAATCGCGGACAGGGATTTGTACGGTCGCCCCTGCCACTCGAACCCGTCCCGCAAGACCGTGATCGTGTGCTCGACCCCGTTCCATTCGCGGATCAGCCTCGTGCCGACCACCGGATTGCGAGGATCGGCGATCTGGCTCTTGCGTGTCAGGGTGCCGCTGACCTCGTCGGCCAGCAGGTCTAGCATGCGCCGGGTTTCGCGATCAGGGCCTCCATACGTCAGCTCCTGGATGCGGTAGGCCAACCGGCTCTCAAGGAACGCCCGGCTGTTATTCGGTGCCGATGTGGCAAAGATCGTCTGCCACTCCGACTTCAACTGGGGGACGGACATGGACTTCAGCGCGGCTAGGCGCGCGGGGATGGGATCGGACTTCATCATGCGTTTCTCCGGTGAGTTGGAGTTGCATGACGGCATTGGTCGTCGGGATAGTGTAGGCAACGTTCTCCAGTATTGTCAGATACTTCGCGCCCATCCTGCCCGAGCAACCGAACCAGCCCGAGTGCCAGCAGGCCGCAGAGCTCGGCGCGGCGCTCGGCGGCGGTCATCAGGAAGGGTGACAGAGGGTTGGGACGTTTCATCATCGGTAACTCGCAGGGTTCTCGACGATGAAAAGCCGGTTCAGGAAGCAAATCGGGACAGCGATCGAAGATTCTTTGCGTCGGGGGGCCATGTGAGGTTAGCCTTCACGAAACCTTGATCACGGAGGTACACGTGGTTCGTGCGCCGGCCAAATCCTGTCCCAACCTGTCGCGGCTGTTCGACGATGCCGAGCCCTCGATGATTGCCGCATTCCTGCGAATGCGTGTCTTCGACAAGCTGACATGGTTGGCAGATTACCATTTCGAACCCGATGGCGCCGATGGAGATGTGCCTGCGGCAGCCATGTTGCGCGAACAGCGGAAGGAGAAGCTGTCACCCCTCGAAACCGAGGCAGCTCGTATCGTCAACATGTCGTCAGATCGCGGCCAGTTCGCGCTGGACGGACTTGTCCGCACCAAAATGCCGCCCGACCGGAAACGGCAATTCGATGGGCAGCGCGACTCGCTGGCACGCAGCTTTTGGACCTATCTCAACGAGCCGATGCTGTTCGAGGCTGCAGAGAACACCCTGCATTTGCGGCTCTACCGCCGCTATGACCGCCACTACCAGACGTTCATGGTCGCGCCTGTGCAAGACGGCGTGGCTGATGTCGCCTCATCGGCGCTGGACACCCTGCTGGACGATCTGCGGGATAGACTCGATCGGGGCGACGGATATGAAGTCGACCGGTTCGCCATTCCCCAGGACGGCGATGAGCCCGCCGAGGTCATGTACCTTGTGGTTCACCCGGAAGCTCCTACCAGTGTGCGGGAACTTCACGACGACGGGCAGCGCACGACAATGTATTTCCGCCCACCAGGGGAAATCATGATCGTGCACACCCCGAGTACCGGGCGCGTGCATGTCCGTGCTGGGACCCGAAAGCTTCGCCACGATGCGGCCGAGAGCTTCATCAGGACGGTCCTCGAACAGGAGCCCTCGCAACAACCTGTCGATTTTCAGGCCTACGACATCGCGCGGTTCTTTAACGGGTTCGATCTGGAACTCCCCGAGTTCGACGATGCAAGCATCCTGCGAGCTCGCGTGATCCGCGTGGACATCAGTATCGGAAATCTCGCCAACAGGCTGTCGGTCTCGACGTCCCTGGATGAGGACATCGGCCAGCTGATCAGCGATCAGCCGGGACTCGAGAGGATATTTCGCAATGCTCTCGCGATCCGGTTCGTGGAAATCGCTGTTCAGTACCGGCGGGGGGGCGTGGACGGCGAGCGTACGCTGGACTTCACCCTGACGGATCGAAACACTACGAGCCTGCTGAGCCTGCATGATCCGTTCGAGCGCGTCCTCGGTCACCGCTTGCTCCGCCACTGGGGCATATTGCGTGATGGTCGCGCACCGACGCCCAGAGAGAGCATGGCTGTGCTGCCTGCGTTGCTGGCTTTGTGGAACCTGGGGTCTGACCGCATAAACGGTGCCTGGCTTCACGAGCGGGGGGTAGACGTCAAAACCCTGCTCGATCTCGGGTTCCTGGTCCCCTCAGGTTGGGAGGGTGACGACCTGATCGACGATGAAGACGATTTTGCGGAACATGTGGCAAAGGTCGTGGAGCGTCCTGAGGGACTCGAGCTATACTCGACCGATGGCCAGTCATCGTCGGCCGCGCTGCCGGAGCGCTACCGTGTCTATCGGATCCGAGACGGTTGGGTCGCCAGCCACCTGCGCGAGCAGCTTGGCAAGGCGCTGGACATCGCAGCGATGGAGAACATCCGGCCCGACCTCATCGCGCTCGGCGGTCTCGAAATCGACGGAAGTGACGTGCCGCTCTATCTCGCCCGCAGACTCGAGGACGAGCGGGTCCGCGCCGCCATCGATACCGAGCTTCGCGCGCGGGACAAGCAGGGGATCGGGCTCGTCCTGCAGGCGGGGGACGCCGCCGGCTCCTGCGTGGCAGCAAATGTGCTCGCGAGACTTGCCGACCATATCCTGCTGGAGGCAACCGAAATTGCCGTAGACATGACGAGCCTCATATCGGCGTTTCGTCGGAACCGATCTCTGGCCCAAGGTGGCGCTGCCGTGGAGTTTCACAAGTCGGGCAACGGCGCCGGTGTGCTGAGTGTCCCCGGAAAAGGCACTATCGATATCGTCGGTGCCCAGCGTGTGATGGTCATCGATCGTCTGGTGCAGGCGTATCCGACACCCATGAAAACAGACGACATGGTTGCTGGCATTGGCAACCAATCACTCGGCAACATCTTTGGTCAGTCCTTGTGGAGCAAGCTGAAGGCCGACTTCCTGCGCTCGCCCAAACGCGGCTTGTGGGAAATCGCGACCTGACCGCCAACTCCGTTCCAACTCCGTTCGGGGGGTCTGACTAACTCCGATTCTCTGCTTCATTTGAGGTGCTCCATCAACGAAGGAGCATTCCAAATGCCGAGCCAAATCTCCCACCTCCCGGCAGTGCGCCGCACCCTGGACCGTACGCCCCGCAGGTCCGGAAATGACTGGCGTTGCTGCCGCTGCGGCGCACTGCTTGGCATCCACCGTGACGGGCTGATGCATGTGAGCTTCGCGCGCGGTCACGAATATCTGTTCAGCTTCCCGGCGACGGCGACCTGCCGCCGCTGCGGCACCCTGAACCAAGCCACTGGTGCGGCGCGCTAAGCCGCGCCGTTCCACCCGATTTCCCGATCATCAGAGGCGCATGACGCCCTGAGGCCCGAGAGAGGCGCTGGACGCCCGGCCGGAAGGCTGGCGTCCCGTGTCTTTCTCCTGGTCCGCGATCCGCGAGGATCTCGCCCGTTCATCTGCAACCCTGCAATCCCGATGCGATTATCGTGCCGTCCGGTCGGCCGAACCGGCGCTTCGGCCTTACGCCGATATTGTCGCGCTGCTCGGCGCCCTACATCATGGGCATCTCGATTTCGATGGGCGAAACGCCATTCTCGCCGCCCTCGTGCGCAGGTCACAAGGCCGCGATCGTCCCGCGGGATTGGCCCTGCACGTCATGCTGCTTTCCCTGTGGCCGGGGCTCGATGCGATCCGCAACCGCTGCCTGCGTCGTCGTGTCGGCACTGCTGACGAGATCAGCTCCGACCTGCTGGCCCTCAGCACGGAAATCATCCGGACCCTTGATCTCGGTCGCGTCACCAATATCGCCGCCACCGTGCTAATGAACACCGAACGCGATCTGTTGCGCGCCCATCGACGCGAGATCGACCGCCAGCAATCTTGCGCGGAGGTAGAACCCGACTGGATTGCCGCGCCGCCGTCATGGGCGGAACGGGCCCGGATGCGGGCGGAATTGCGGGCTGATCTGTCGGCGGTAATCGGGTCAGATGCCGATCTGGTCCTTGGCGTCGCGGTGGACGGCTTGAATCAGATCGAGATGGCAAGCGCGCTCGGCCTGTCCGATGGGGCGGCGCGGAAACGTTATCAACGCGCCGCCGCGCGCCTGCGAGGCCATTACCGGCCTTGAGCCGCCTCGTGCCACGGATCCACCACCTCTACGCCCATGGCGGCGAAGGGCGCGGTGTCGCGGCTGGCGACGGGATAGCCCTGTGCCGCGGCAATGGCAGCAATCGCGCCATCGGCAAAACTCACGGCCTGTCCCTGCCGGCGCGCCGTTGCCATCAATACTCCGAAGGCACTGGCAGCGGCCTCGTCGAACGACAGGATACGTGCCGGAAATACCTCGGCCAGCATCTGCTCGAGCCGCGCGTCAAGATCGTCCCGACGACGCCCAGCGTCCAGGCATGCAATGCCGAACCGCAACTCGGCCAGGCTGATGGTGGTCAGGTGCAGGGTGGTCAGCTCTTGCCGGTTGAGCCAGTCGATCACCCGCGGCTCTGGCGCCGGCTTCATCGTCTCCGAGACGACATTGGTGTCGAGGATGATCATTCGAAACCGGCCGGCTTCGCGGGCGTCCGGTCGCGTTCGACCGAAAGGTCGTCCGTCTCGGCGCCGGACCAGATACTGCGCATCAGATCACCCGCGCGCGGGCGCGACTGCGGCAGCACCGCGCGGGCAATGATCTCGCGCAACTCGGCCTCGGCGCTGCGACCATGGGCAGCCGCCTGCGCCTTCAGCGCGCGATGCACCTCTTCCGGGATCTGGCGTACGACGATCTGGGCCATGATGAAGCTCGCTAGATATCAATTTTAATTATAGATATCACATTTGATCGCGGCTTCAATGTCCCGATCGGTCTTCGGGATTGGCTTTTGAACAGGTGAAGCCCCTGTTCACGAGCCCGATCGATGACCCTGCCGCCCATTCCGCCGCCTGATCTCCTGAAGCGCCTTCCCGGCTATTATCGCCGCTGGGAGCTGACCGAGCTGGTGATGCCAGACCGGTATTACTTCTTCGAAGCAGCCGGCCAGCATGAGGATGGCGAGGACCTCTTCGCGGTCTATATCCAGCCCGCCGATCTGGAGCCCAGCGAAGGGCGGCTACAATGAGCGTGCCGGCGGTCGATCCGGCGCAGATCGCGCTGTTTCTCGATGTCGTCTACTCTTGGTGTGACGGTCTGATCCCGCTGCGCGGCCTGCCGGAAAAGGGTGTTGTGCCTCCGCCGCCGAGTGATCTGCGCTGGTTGCCGGCCGATGGGGGTGCGGCCGCGACCATCGCGGGCTGTGCCGAGGTAGCCGCGCCCATCGGCCGAGCCATCTATGTCATCCCCGGCACGGTGGCGCAGCGTGGCGAAGCCCGCGCCGAGCATGTCGTCCAGATGCAGGCACTGGTCGTCGATCTCGACGAGGGCGATATCGCGGACAAGCGGGCGCATCTGATCTGCCATCTCGGCCCGGCGACGCTGACCGTCGAGAGCGGCGGCGTCACGGAGGCCGGACAGAAGAAGCTGCATCTGTGGTGGAAGCTGACCGAACCGGCCGAGGGCGACGATATCGCCCGTCTTTGCCGCCTGCGCGCCGAGATCGCCCGCAAGATCGGCGGTGACGGCAGCTTCGGCTCGGCCCACCAGCCGGTGCGGGTGCCGGGCACGGTTCATGGCAAGTATGGACTGAGGTCGCAGGTCCGGATCATCGATCATCAGGCGATCGAGGTCGATCTGGCCGAGTTCGAGACTCGGGCGATCGCCATGCCGGCCTTGGCAGAGCCGTCGTCATCGGGCAAGCCCCTCGACTTCAATTCTGATGCAAAACCCTCCGTCGATGCCGTGCTCACCACGCCGGTGCGGGAAGGCGCGGCGGATGACTGGACACGGTTCCAGGGCGCCAGTTCCGCGATCGGCCATTACCTGCGCCAGGCCCATGAGGGGCGCATGACGCTCGATGAGGCCTGGGAGGCGATCTGCAGCTATAACGCCGCGATGCTGCGCCCGCCATGGCCGGAGGAGCGCCTGAAGGCAGAGACACGCCGCTTGTGGCAGCGTCACATCGAGCGCAACGGACCTGCGCAGCCGCCGCGGCAGGAGTCGCATACAGCCCCGCTCGCCTGCTTCAGCCTCGGCCAGCTGCTCGATGATCCTGCACCGCCCGGACGACGACAGCACCGCCCGCCGCCTCGAGATCGAACTTCGCAACGGACCGGCCCTGGAGGCGAAGCTGGTCGACAAGATCGGTGGCGCCTGGGTCGAACTGAACGCCCGCCACGAGCGTCTCGTGCGGCAGGAGGTGGGGGCCCGTCTCGACGCCGAGCGCGATCGCAAGGCCGAGGTGATCCTCGACCTGCTCTACGAGGAGGCTGCGGAAGGCCGGCTCTATACCTCCACCCAGTTCGCCTCGAACTTCGAGAACCGCGCCGGCCTCGGCAGCCAGCACACCATCCAGGACCGGCTCAACGTCCTCGCGACCAAGGGCTTCATCAAGTACCAGCGCAACGGCGCACTCTACGGCCTGCCGCTGGTCCGGTCCCGCTTCGGCTACATGTGCGTCGAAGGCATGCGCTTCGGCCGCGTGGAACAGGTCGATCCCGAGACCGGGGAAATCACGGGCCAGGGGCTCGCAGTCCTTCCGAGCCACTACCGCTGCGCGTCCTCGGGGGCCGCGCTCGAGGTCGAGAACCCCTCCGTCTGGGTCTGGCCGGAGGTCGTGGATGTCTGACAAACGCCATGTCCGACATAAGTCGACAATGTCAGACTTCCGGGATTGTCTGACTGATGGCTTGTTTTTCAATGACTTACGGAAGTCGAAGTCAGACATGTCTGACTTCCTTGTCCGACTTCTTCGGAGGCAGAAAAGCAAGCAATATCAACTCTCTGCCTCGCAGAACAAGTCGAACAATGAATCTCCCCATACTACGTATGGGAGGGCCGGCCTCCGGGCCGGACCCCCCATCCGCGACGTCCGGGCCCGCGGTCCTCCACGTCACCCCTCGTGTCTGCCTCACGCGATCACGACGGCCAGAACGACAGGAGATGACGATGGCCTGCAAGACGATGACGATGATGCGCTTCACGCCGCGCGGTTACGGTGGCACCCGCCGCGCCCCCGATCAGGTCCGGCGGGACGGCTGGCATGAGCTGGGGCTGCTGGCGGTCTCGGTCGACGATCCGCGGCTGAGCTGGCCTGAGCGGGAGATGGTCGTGCAGCTGGGCTGCAAGCTCTACGGCCCCCGCGCCAGCGAGGGAGGGCACGGCGATGGCTGAGCGCCACTGGACCACTGACGATGTGGCGGATCACTTCGAGGAGGCGTTCCGCACCCTGCGCAAGCTGCCGGCGGTGAAGGCACGGGGGCATTTCAGCGGCTGGCCGCAGGTACTGCGCAGCCCCCGCGAGATCGCCGCCATGGAACCGGAGCCGATGCGCGTCTGGCCTTCGGCGGCAGCCATCACCCGGCTCGAGCAGACCTTCGACTGGGTGCTGTGGATCGAGGAGGCCGAGCGGCGGCTGGTCTGGTCCCGCGCGGCACGGGTGCCGTGGAAGCAGATCGCGGGCGAGATGGGCTGCGACCGGACCACCGCCTGGCGGCGCTGGCAGCTGGCGCTCACGAAGATCGCTGCGCGGCTGAATGCGTGAACGAGTCCAAAGTGTTGCAACACTTTTCTGTTCGACACATGCAACAGATCCGTGCTACAAGCAGGGCATGATCGGGAGAAGAGCGCCATGAGCGCCACCGATCGTTCCCACACCCATTCCATCCATTTCGCGAGCCCCATGCCTGTGCGCCCGCCGATCCATCGCCCGGTGGGGCGACGCGACAAGCGTGAACGCGACCGCGATGCTGACCGTAACCGCGACCCCGCGGTCAGGGCGCTCTACAAGTCCGCCCGCTGGCAGCGTGCGCGGCAGATGTTTCTCGCCCGGCACCCGCTCTGCGCGGAATGCCAGCGTCAGGGCCGTGTGAGCGCCGCCAATACCGTCGATCACATCATCCCGCACCGCGGCGACACGGAGCGGTTCTGGGACCCGGACGGTTGGCAGCCGCTCTGTGCCAGCTGTCACAGTCGCAAGACCGCGAGCGAGGATGGCGGCTTCGGCAACGCCCGCCGCCAACCATAAACCACCGCCCCCCGGGGGGAGGGTAAATCTCTGGGGCCTTCCAGCCCCGGACCGGGCGCCAAGCTTTCTGCATCCGCGGCCAAAATGGCGAGGGGGGGGTGAAGGGCAAATCAGAAGGAAGCCACATCGTGACTGATCGCCAGCTGACCGTCGAATACCGCGGCCTCGACTGCCTTGTGCCTTATGCCCGCAACGCGCGCACGCATTCGGACGCACAGGTCGCCGAGATCGCCGGCTCGATCCGCGAGTTCGGCTTCGTGAACCCGGTGCTGATTGCCGAGGACGGAACACTGATCGCTGGCCATGGCCGGGTGCTGGCGGCCCGGCTTCTGGGCCTGCCGACGGTGCCCGCGATCACCTTGACCGGCCTCAGCGACAGCCAGCGCCGGGCGCTGGTGCTGGCCGACAACCGCATCGCGTTGAATGCGGGATGGGACGAAAGCCTGCTGGCGCTGGAACTCGGCGATCTGAAGGAGGCGGGTTTCGATCTCGGCATCATGGGCTTCGAGGATGGGGAACTGGACCGGCTGCTGGCTGGCGCCGTCGATGAGGACAGTTCGTCCCCGCCGCCGGTCACCATTCCCGAACTGCCGCGCAACCCTGCCTCGCGGACGGGTGATCTCTGGATTCTCGGCGAGCACCGGCTGCTCTGCGGGGACAGCACATCCCACGACGATGTCCGCCGGCTGATGAATGGCGAGCGGGCCGTGCTGTTTGCCACCGATCCACCCTATCTGGTGGATTACGACGGCTCGAACCATCCGACCCGCAACAAGGACTGGTCGACCTCCTACGGCACCACCTGGGACGACAGCTCACAGGGGGCCGAACTCTACGACGGCTTCATCGCCGCCGCGTTGGCCGAGGCGATCACCGAGAATGCCGCCTGGTATTGCTGGCACGCCTCGCGCCGTCAGGCGATGCTGGAAGCCTGCTGGGAAAAGGCCGGCGCCTTCGTCCACCAGCAGATCATCTGGGTGAAGGACCGGGGCGTTCTGACCCGGTCGCATTACCTCTGGAAGCACGAACCCTGCCTCATGGGCTGGCGGCGTCCGAACCGCCCGCCGAAAGTGGCCGATCAGACGCTGCCCTCGACCTGGGAGATGCCGAGTTTCGCCAGGGACGAGCGCCCCGACCATCCCACGCCGAAGCCGCTCGACGCCTTCGGCATTCCGATGCGCCAGCACGTCGCGCGCGGCGGGCTCTGCTATGAGCCCTTCTGCGGCTCCGGGTCGCAGATCATGGCCGGCGAGGTCAACGGTCGGCGCGTCTTCGCGATGGAGATCAGCCCGGCCTATGTCGATGTCGCAGTGGAACGCTGGCAGGCCGAGACCGGCAAGGACGCGATCCTCGACGGCGACGGTCGGACCTTCGCCGAGGTGAAGGCCGAGCGGCTTGGTGAACACGCAGGCACGGATGCGGAGGCGGATGGCGACGCTGACGGTGATGCCTCCGCCCGCAAGCGGCGCAGCCGGAGCAAGGCGGCATGAAACAATCCCGTCTCATGTCGCTGGCCGAGTCCGTCGCCAACGTGATCGTCGGCTACGGCGTCGCGGTTGTCACGCAGATCCTGATCTTTCCCATCTTCGGCCTGCACACCACGCTGGCGCAGAACCTGAAGATCGGCGCCGCATTCACGGTCATGTCGATTGCCCGTTCCTTCGCCTTGCGGAGGGTGTTCGAGGCGATCCGGATGCGGCGTGCACAATGAAACACCGCGCGGTCACTCGACTGCGGTCTTCGGTGCCCGCGCCATTCGGCGGTTTTTCAGCACCCGCTCAACCATCGCCTGTGCAGGGCCGTCGCCAACGCCAAGGTCGTGGCAGTTCTGCAGGATCAGAAATGTGAGATCTGCGTCGGTTCGGTCCTCGGAGTTGGGCATCGGCTTTCCTTTCGCGAGCGGGGTTGCTTCACTGCGGTCGTATTATTGTCAGCGCCGCGCAAGGACCGGCCCGCCGATCTGGTGGTCGTTGACGTGGATCACGCGTTAACGCGGTACTCTGGTTGACCTGCGAGGTGCCGCGATACGAAGCCGGCCGATCTGGCCGCCACGATGAAGGCGCGGCGCGCAGTCGCGACCGATGCCATGCAGTCCATGGCAGCTTCCACCTGGTGAAGCGCACGATCACGCGCCTGGTCGGTGACGGGCCATTTCTTTCGCAACCAGTAGCGGACCTGTTCGGCTGTGGAGAAGTTCTGTATCTCGCCCGCAGACGAAACGACAAAGGACAAAGGTTTGCCCCAGTGGATTTCTATCAAAGTCAGTTCTTTCAGGAAGTTCGGCACCGGGGAACGCTATGCACCCGGTGCTGGGTGAAGGAAGGCGCGCCAAGCCGCCGCCCAGCCTTCATGATGGATGTTTCGCTCAGGCGAGAACGAGATTCGTTGCCGAGTCCCGACCGTTACGGTCGCGCTCCAGATCGAATGAAACGGCCTGACCGTCATTCAGCTGGTGGATGCCAGCCCGCTCGACCGCAGAGATGTGGACGAAGATGTCCTTCGAGCCGCTCTCTGGCTGGATGAAGCCGAAACCCTTGGCGGAATTGAACCATTTCACGGTGCCATTGGCCATCGTGATACTCCTTGTCTGTATGTCGTTCGCACAACGCAACGACCCGGCAAAGCTGACGATCGAGAGCTGAGCCGGAAAAGGAGCAGATTCGAAAACAAGTGTTGCTGACTGCATATGGGGTCCGCTCGCGCAATTTGCGAGGGGTCGACGTCGAGTTTCGTATTCTTCGTGCCCGTTGCATTGGAGAAGATGCGGAAGAACCTGCCATGCCCGGTCGCAAGCCACTGCCGACGCAGCTCAAACTGGTCAAGGGCACGGCCCGGTCGCACCGGCTGAACCCGGATGAGCCGCAGCCGGTGGTCGCGACCCCGGACCCGCCCGAGCATCTCGACGAAGCGGCTGCCGCGAAGTTCACCGAGATGGCCGCGCTGCTGGCGCGGCATGGGGTGATGACCGAACTCGATGTCGGCGCGCTGGCCCGTTACGTGGTGATCTGGCGCCGCTGGCTCGAGGCGGAGGCCGAGGTCAAGCGCCGCGGCCCGGTGGTCAAGACCGTGGGCGGGAATATCATCCAGAACCCGTTCCTGGCGGTGGCCAATAAATGCCTCGCGCAGATGGGCCAGATCGAGAGTGAGTTCGGGATGACGCCATCCAGCCGCACCCGGGTGCGCATGGCAGAGCCGTCCAAGACCCGCGACCCGTTCGAGGATTATCTGAACCGTGGCAGCAGCGCGTAAATCTGGTACCGCTCGGAAGGCACCGGCGTGCCCGGTCACCGCCTATGCAAAGGCGGTCACCGGCGGCAAGATCACCGCCGGCCGGCTGGTGAAGCTGGCCTGCGCACGGCATCTGGAGGACCTGAAGACCGGCAAGACCCGCAGTCTCTCCTGGGACCGCGCCGCCGCGCTGCACGCGATCGAGTTTTTCAGCCATCTGCGGCACTCGACCGGGGAATGGGCCGGCCAGCCCTTTGTGCTGCAGCCATGGCAGCAATTCGTGGTCGGATCCGTCTTTGGCTGGAAACGCGCTGATGGGCTCAGGAGGTTCCGCACTGCCTATGTCGAGGTGGCGCGCAAGAATGGCAAATCCGCGCTGCTCGCAGGCATCGCGCTCTACGCGCTGATCGCCGATGGTGAGGCCGGCGCGCATGTCTATGCCGCGGCGACCACCCGCGATCAGGCGCGCATCGTCTTCGGCGACGGGCATTTCTGAGCCGCGCATCGCCACCGTCTGCCCACCGGTTGTCGAGTACAGCCGCGAGTTCCAGGCGCGCGCGGCCGATGAACTCGATCTGCTGCCTGAGGGGTCCGCAATTGTAGAGTTGCTGAGCGACTTTGCCGTCATGCGGGACCAGGCGCGGGCCTGCGAATAGCGCAGCGAGGTCCGCTCAGGATCGGCGTGCGCTGTTGTCGCCGATCTCGATCTGAAGTTCTTCTGTTCGCAGCCAGATCGACAAGCTTTCCGTCGAGGCTTCCACCTGTTCCGGCTTCCTCAATGCGCACTCCCATACCGTCGCCACGCGCCACCCGTCTTCGAGGAGTCTTGTGCGAACGGCGCTGTCTCGAGCGGCGTTCGCTTCGAACTTCGCCCGCCAGAACTCCGGCCGGGTTGCCGGTACGGTCGCGTAGCGGCACCCCTCGTGTCGGTGCCAGAAGCAGCCGTGCACGAAGACCACGGCGCGGTGCTTCGGAAGGGCAAGGTCGGGTCGACCGTGAACCTTGCCGGAATGAAGCCGGAAGCGAAAACCGCGCGAGTGCAATGCCCGCCTGAGAGCCAGCTCGGGCTTGGTGTTCTTTCCCTTGATCCCCGACATCATCCGGGAACGGGTCTGCTGGTCCACGATATCGGTCACATCCGTCCTGGTTTTCGTCCCTGAACCTAGTATACACCGGCTGAATGAAATTCGTCAGGAGCCTGATTTGCCTTCCACTTTCGGCATTGTCGATCTGTTCGCCGGTCCGGGGGGACTTGGCGAAGGGTTCGCTTCCCTCGTCGAGGACGGCCATGCGCCGTTCCGGATCGGCATTTCGGTCGAGAAGGAGGCGTCGGCCCATCGGACCCTGACGCTGCGTGCCTTTCTGCGCGAGTACCGTGCACGTCATGGCGTCTTGCCGAAAGAGTTCATCGATTTCCATGCCGGGCTGGCATCCGAACCAGACTGGTCAGCCGTCGATACCGAAGCGTGGCAGCATGCCATAGACGAAGCCCGCGCGCTCGAGCTCGGCACCGAAGCTGCGGCGACCGCCATAGATGGCGCCATCGCGACGCTGAAAGCAAAGTACGACGACACGATCGTGATCGGCGGCCCGCCCTGTCAGGCCTATTCCCTGGTGGGACGCGTTCGCTCCAGAGGCAAGGTCGGTTACGTCCCGGAGGAGGATGCGCGGCACTACCTCTTTCGCGAGTACATCCGGGTCCTCGACAAGCTTCGCCCGGCCGCCTTCGTTATGGAAAACGTGAAGGGCATGCTTTCGTCCACCGTCGAGAGCCGACTTGTCTTCGAGATGCTGATGGAGGATCTGTCCTCGCTCGGCACGGGTCATGCACATCACTATGAACTTCGTGCCGTCCGGGTCGAGGATGGCAAGGCCAGCCTGCAGGAGGCGGCACAGCCTTCGGATTTCATCGTGCGCGCCGAGGCGTTTGGAGTTCCGCAGCGTCGCCACAGGGTGATCATCGTCGGCATCCGTTCGGACCTCGCAGGACGGGCCGCCGATGCGGAGATCGCTGTATCCGGGATGGCGCGGACCGTCCGCGATGTCATCGAAACGATGCCCGCCTTGCGAAGCGGTATCAGCCGCGGGCGCGACGACGCGGCTGCCTGGCGAGAAGAAGTCCTCGACGCCGCGAAGCTGCTGGCCGGCATCTCCAAGGGGAAGGAGAAACGTGCGATCCGTGAAGCGTTCCTGACCGTTTCGGAGCGCGTGAAGGAAAACCCGCCTATCGTTCGGGCTGCTTCACGGTTGCCAGACGGCTACGGCACTTCGAACGATGAGTTGCTGCAGTGGATCGAGCGACCGGAACTTCGCGCGATCGCCCAGCACGAGACGCGCGGGCACATGGCATCGGATCTGGGTCGCTACCTGTTTGCTGCCGTGTTCGGGACCGTCCGTGGCTACAGCCCGAAGGCCGCCGATTTTCCTCTGGTGCTCAGCCCCGATCACCGCAACTGGCACAGCGGTGTGTTCAATGACCGCTTCCGGGTTCAGCTGGCGGACGAGGCATCGACCACGGTCACGAGCCACATCTCGAAGGATGGCCACTACTTCATTCACCCCGATCCCATCCAGTGCCGGAGCCTGACGGTTCGCGAGGCCGCTCGTCTGCAGACCTTTCCCGACGATTACCTGTTTCTTGGCAACCGCACGCAGCAGTATGTCCAGGTCGGAAACGCCGTGCCGCCGTTTCTTGCGAGGCAGATTTCGAGATTGCTCCTTTCAGCTTTGGGCTCTTGATCCGTTGGCGCCGATCAGCGCGGCCTTAGCATCGTCAATTGACCACCAAGGTCGTCGAGCATGTATCATCCGGTGGCAGTTGGAACAGACCAAGGCAAGGTCCTTCAGGTTCGTCTTGCCGTGTTCACCGAGCGATGAAATTGGCAGGGTGTGGTGGCATTCGATAAATTCCCGGCCCCTCTCTCCGTAGGTTTGCAAGAAATCGAAACCACAGACCTCACAGGCAAGACAGCCATGCTGTCTCAGCGCGACGGCTTTCTTTTTCTTCACGAGTGTACTGTTTCGTTCTCGGGAAACATGAACTCGGGTCATTATTCGACCTTCTGACGCTTCGATTTCGGGTTCATCGAAAGCCAGGATCTCCGCATCACTGTCGCCGATTAACTCCAATATCCCATTCGCAACCCGCGCCACCTCGTCCGGACGTCCGGAAAATTCCTCCCAAAGCTCAACTTCAAGCCTGTTGCCATTGGTTAGGGTCAGGATGCATTGATTTTCAGTGTGCTACGTGATTCACGGCTCGGAAAACGGAGCGGTGACATGAGCGACCTGTACTGGCTGACCGACGAGCAGATGGCCAAGCTTGCCCCTTTCTTCCCGAAGTCGCACGGCAAGCCACGCGTCGATGACAAGCGTGTTCTAAGCGGGATTATCTTCATCAATCGCAATGGTTTGCGCTGGCGAGATGCCCCCAGGGAGTATGGGCCGCACAAGACGCTCTACAGCCGGTGGAAGCGTTGGAGCGAGAAAGGCATTTTCGCCAGGATGATGATCGGGCTGGCCGCCGACCACGGCGAGGAAAAGACCGTGATGATCGACGCGACCTATCTGAAAGCGCACCGCACCGCGACCAGCATGGCCGCGAAAAAGGGGGGCGTGGACGCCTCGTCGGCCGGACCAAGGGCGGCATGAACACGAAGCTGCATGCCATCTGTGACAGCCAGGGCCGACCGCTCGACCTGTTCGTCACCGCATCCCTTCCTTGCCGATCCGCTGGCCGCGGGCCAAGGCTTCCTGGCGCGGTTCCTGATCACCGACCCGCCCAGCGCCATCGGCACACGGTTGCGGCGCGGCCATGACGCCGGCAGCCGGTTGAACCTCGATGCCTTCACGGCCCGGCTGGCCCAGATCCTCGCCACGCCCATGCCGACCGGCGACACGGAACGCGAGTTGCGGCCGGTCACGCTGCCGCTCTCGGCTCGGGCGCGGGATATGCTCTGGCGGTTCTACGAGGAAACCGAACTGGCGCAAGCACAGGGCGGTGCGCTGGAACAGATCCGCTCCTATGGCTCCAAGGCGGCGGAACAGGCCGCGCGCATCGCCGGGGTGCTGACCCTCTGGACCGATCTGGACGCCCGAGAGGTGGCACCCGAGGCGATGGGCTGGGGCATTGAGCTTGCCCGCTTCTATCTGGGCGAGGCCCGACGTCTGGCCGAGGCCGGGGCCATCTCCGAGGAAACCAACCGGGCCGAGATGCTGCGCCGCTGGCTGCTGGATAGCTGGCCGCATCAGGATGTGACGCCCTCGGAAATCCTGAACCGGGGGCCGAACTCGATCCGTGAGCGGGCCAAGCTGTCTAAGCTGCTGGTGCAACTCGTTCAGAATGGCTGGCTCATGCCCTTGCAAGAGGGCGAGGTGATCCGGGGTGCAGCGCGGAAGGAAGCCTATCGCATCGTGAGGGCTGGCCATGCTATTTGACCCACATCCCCAGCGTCACGAATGCGCCTGCCACTGTTGCGATTCCCGCGATTGTCGCGATTCCAGCCCCGATATGGGCATCAAAATCGCGGGAATCGCAGGAATCGCAACGCCCAGAGGTCGAAATTGCGTCGGCAGTGATGCCTTGCAAGGTCTGATGGGCCGGCAGGGACAGCCCGGCGCAGATCGAAGCGCCCCGGCCTGCGATTGTCGCGATTCCGCGATTTTGCCGGCCCCGTTGGTCACCGTCCGCCCCGGCCCCGTCCTTCACGTCTGGCAGGATGGTCAGCAGACGGCCGCAATCACCCTCGCGCCCAGCGCAGCCCTTTGTCTCGCGGCAGATCTGCTGCGGGCCTTGCAGGCCCTCAATCTCAAGGAATCCCCATGAACGCACACGGCAGCGATGGTGCGGCGGACATGCTGGCCGCTGGCGCCGCGGGTGTTTCGCGCGGCGTGACCGGCCTTGCGGATCTTCCCGGCATGCTGACGGGGGGCGTCGGTAAGCTGGCGTCCTCCGGGCTTGAACATGCCGGCGTGGTTTCTCCGGGTGTCGCCCAGGGCATGCGCAATGCCTTCGACATGATGCCGGCGGGTAGTGGCAACTTGTTCCGGGGAACGGCCGCCGCCGCGACAGGGGGCGCCAGTGAGTTCCGAGGCAATACCACCGCCGGGAAATACGCTGGGACCGTGGGCGAATTCGTTCCGTCCGCCATGGTGATGCCCGGCGCTCCGCTGTCGAATGCCCTGCGATATGGCGTTGTTCCCGGCCTTGCGTCGGAAACAGCAGGACAACTTGCTGAGGGGCTGCCAGGAGAGCAATTGGCGCGCGCCGCCGCAGGCATGCTGGCTGCCCCCATGGCGAACCTTGCAGAGCGCGGGGTAAGGCGGGCGATTAGCCCTCATGGCGGCGCAGATCAGGGCCGCCTCGCTCTTGCGCGCGTTCTCGATGATGCAGGCGTTCCTGTCTCGGCCGGCCAGCGCGTCGGCAACGAGGCCCTGCGCCGCAAGGAAGGCATGACCAATGCCGGGCAGGCGCTGAACGATACCCAGCGCGAGGCGCTGACGCGCGCGGCTCTCAGGACCGCAGGGACGGATGCCAGCCGCGCTACGCCCGAGGTGCTGGCGGATACGGCGAGGCGGATCGGATCGGTTTTCGATGATGTGGCGCGCGGCGTGGATGTGACCCCGGAGCCTGCCACGCTCAATGCCCTCGCCGCCGCGAATGAAACCTACAAGCAGCTTGCCCCGAAATCATCCCAGGCGCCCATTATCGGGGAGGTCGTCAAGCGCATGACGGGTGCGTTCAGGACGGGCCAGGCCATCCCGGCCAGCACGGTCAATTCGTGGCGGTCAAGCCTGTCGAAGCTGACCACCAGCAGCGACGGCGCAACCCGCTCCGCCGCTATCGAGGCGCTGGGCGCGCTTGATGATGCCCTTGCATCGACCCTGACCAGCATGGGGCGCACCGATGACGTGGCGCGTCTGGCGACAGCGCGCGAGCAATGGCGCAATTTCCTGGCCATCCAGAAGGCAGCCACCGGAGCCGGCGAAAACGCTGCGGCTGGTATTCTGTCGCCTTCTGCGCTCAGGAATGCTGTCGTTCAGCAAGGGCGTTCATCCTATGCCCAAGGCGCAAGGGGCGAACTCGGCAATCTCGCACGGGCGGGCGAAGGCATCCTACGGCCTTTGCCGAACTCGGGAACGGCGCAAAACATCCAGGCGATGGGGCTTCCCGGTCTGGGGTGGGCGTCCGCGGGCGCTGGCCTCGGTTCTCTTGCAGGCGGTCCTACCGGCGGCGCTCTTGGGGCTGCTGCTGGGACAGTCATGCCCGGCCTGCTGGGAATGGCACGAATGTCGCGTCCGGCGCAGAACTGGCTGGCTAACCAGACGGTCGGCCGAGGCACCGATATACTGCCCCGGAATGCCCTGTCGCCGGTCCTGGCGGCGCTCTTGGGGCTGAAAGAGGATTGAGGGCATGTCAATGCAGGAGCCCATCCAGATCTACCATTCCGGCGCCGAGCTTGCCGCCCGGAGAAAGGCCGCTGGGCTCAAGCAGCGTGAGCTTGCCCAGCGCGCCGGCTGCGGTCGTTCCGCTGTCCAATATTGGGAGCGCCGCAGCCGGCTCGATCCCACATCCTGGGCGGTCGCAAGGATGGCGCAGGCCCTGGGTTGGGTTCTCCCGGCCCGCATAGTGCACCATAACGCGCACGCGCGGGGAAGGGGTCTTAGGCGCGAAATCGCGGAAGCCGATGCTTTGGCGGCTGCCATGTTCGAGGAATGGAAAGCCCGAGAAGTCCAGCGCGCGGCAACCCGCCGTGTCGTCTGCGGCGCCAAGACCCGGAAAGGAACGCCATGCCGCTGCAAGTCCGAGCCGGGCAAGCGGCGCTGCAAGTTTCATGGCGGCAAGTCTACCGGGCCCAGAACGCCCGAGGGGATCGAGCGCATCAGGGAGGCGCAGCGGCGGCGTTGGAAGGCCGAGGCAGCCCGCGCTCATGCTGATTGCCGCTGCTGATGGCGGCGGGCCGCTGAGCAAGCGCACAGGGCTGGTGCTGCTGGACAAGCGCCGCGCCGGCTGCGGCGATTAAAAAGCCGGACCCGAAGGCCCGGCCGTTTCAACTGGTTCACATGCACTCGTTCACTGCGCGCTCAACTACAGAGAGTTTTTGCCGCGGGGAAGTTGTCCCTTTGGACACTTACAGGCATGTAAGCACCCATCGGCCATCCAACCCGGCAGCCCCAGGAGCACGAATAAAAGCCCGCCAAAAATAGGCGAGCTGCACTCGTTACCGTTCCTCGTCCGCGCGAAATGATCGGACGCTCAATGAACGTCTCATGGGGCGCTGGGTTCCGTAAAAAGCCCCCGCCACGGAGCGTAGCGGAGGCAAGTTGGTGGAACCCCGTATTCGCCATCCATGAAGCCCACGCGCCAAGAGGAAGACGCAGGGGCTGCCGCGCAAGGTTCCGATTATGCGAGGCAGGGAGGAACGCGCGGGATGGCGGGCGGTTCCGGGCATGAAGAAGCCCCGCCGGTGAGGGCGGGCATATGAGTCCGTGCTATCAACCCCAGCCTGTGTTATAATGCTGCATCCCGGCGGAATTCTCGCCGCGGTGTGATGGAGGACCTGTCATGGTCCGAGAAAGCAAAGTCCCGCAAACCGAGGCCCAGATGCTTCAAACTGCGGTGGATGCCATGGACAACGAGGGCGGACCCGGCAACGCCACCGAAGTCAAACGCGACAAGGAAAAGGCGGCGCAAGCGGCTCACGACGCCAAGGTCGATGCCTGGAACAAGGGATACGAAGCCTTGGCCGACTAGCGGAGCGTTCATGGGCAAGTCGGCGGCGGGGGAAACCTCGCCGTTTTCGTTTTCGGCATGAAGAAGCCCCGCCGGAGCGGGGCTGGGGTTAGTTATTTCGGGGCGGGGAGTGATCGGTTCTTGAATGCCTCCACCGCGATTGTAGCGGCGGGTGCCTCCAATTGCCCTGCTTTTACCTTCGATACCAAGTATTTTGGCAGCCCGTTGGCAAGGTAGTGCTCACGCATCCAGCGCCTGAACTCTGGAAGGGCGTCGTCGGGATAGCAGTTGGCTGGCTGCGGGTTCGATGCCGATTGCGGGAAATAGTCCGGGTAGTTGTGGTGGAACTGCCGCCGCATCCCATAGACATTGTCTAGGTTGTCCGCCGTCCAGTGCTTTCCCCAAGCCTGCCCAACGCTGATGTCGGGGATGAACCCGTTGCCAAGCTTCGCCCCGCTTTGCAGCAGGGTAACGAACATTTCCGCTATTTCTTTGAATACACAGAAATATCCAGCCGGGACATTATCATAGACCAACGACACGCGGTCCTGATACTGCTGCCATGCGACATCAACTGCGCCGCTTGGGTTGTATCCGACTTGCGCATAGATGAAGTCTCGGAAGCCTTTCCGCGCCAGCGCCCGATATGCCTTGAGAGCCTGACCGTCTCCGCCTCTTGCTTCGAAGGCGTAATACTCCAGTATCGCCATACATACTGTGTCCGGGATTGTGTGATGGAGCACCCCGTTCTTCTCGACCGGGAAAAACACAATCCCATCATTGCCACCTTGGCCTTTGATCAACTCTCTGATTTGACGGGCGCGTGGCTTTTCGGGGTCGTTTAGAAGCTGATCAGTGACACGAACAATCACGGAGTGATCTACTCCGCACATCCTCGCCAGCCCCCTGATCGTCAGGTATGACGTGCCATTTGACAGCACGCCCATTTCGACCCCATCAACCTCCCGCTCTGCCGCGATTCTCAACGGCAATTCTTTCTGTTCACGGGTGGTGCTCAAAGAGCGTGATTTTGCCATATTTTAGTTCCGTTTCAACGCGTTGAAGTGGTGCTGAACGGCCTGTTTTGAGGCTGTTCCGCATGGCTCTTGGAAACGCATTGCTGGACAGAACTTCTCGCATGGTTCACAAACGAGTTGCACAAGAGCGGCCCAGCAATGCGCCGTAACAAAGGGTCATCACGCACAGCGTGGTGGCCTTTGTTACTTTTGCATACTGGCGTGCGCCTGTGTGGCTATCAACTTGTTTTTTCTGTTAACTAACTGGCTGAATTATGGCGGCAGCAGCTACGCGCCCCTCACCCTCTCCGCCGCCTCACTCCCAATCCCTCAACATATCCGCCCAATCGCACAGCATCCGCTCTGCGCCGAAATCGCCCTGGCGGTGCCGTTCCTCCGCCGCCACCAGCAGCATGTCCGGCAATTCCTCCGCAGGGATTGTGCCCGGCTTTAGCGCCTGCAATCGTAGCAGTCCCAGCACCACGCGTGCCGCCGCCTCGATCTGTTCAGCGTCCTCGGTTCTCAACTCGGGCATTACTGCTGGCACCGCCCCTTGCCAATGCTGATGGTGTGGCGGGTCGGCCCCGGATGGTCAGGCGCAATGGAGGCCACCTTGACCTGCACCGCGCAATCCCGGCTGCTGACCTCGTATCCCTCGGCCGTCTTTTCGATGCGCTCGATGGGCTGCTGCTTGAGAGCGTCGGCCAGCCGGTTGTCGCCCAGCACCGCATGCAGGATTCTCGAACTGTCCCAGTAGCCGCTTAGTGCAGCAGACGCTGGAAGGGCTGGCGCCATCAGCACCGACGCGATGATCAAGCTTGTCGTGAAACGCATGTTCTGTTCCTCTCGACCGGGGGAGCGGTAGGCCCTCTGATGGGGTTGCTGGCCGTTCCTACAACTCAAACTCATCCTCAAGCCGGATAGCCGTGCCGTCAACGATTGCCTTGATCTGCTCGACGGGCCATCGCTGATGAGTCCCTATCTTGCAGGGACCGGGCAAAGACCCATGATTAACAAGGTCGGCGAACTCCTTTGGCGTCATATCCAGGAGCTTTGCAGCAGTTTCGAGCCGCACGAATATCGGCTGAACATTGCTTCGTCTCGCCATTTTCTCGCTCTGACTGCCCTAGCTCCAACAATCTGAGCGATGGCCAGATGACCGTCAAGCCTACAGGGTGGGGCGGCGGCTTATGCCTCATCCCCGACCGCCTCGGCCGCATACTGTTGAACAGCACCGGGCGTAATCGAGGAAATCAACCGAAAATCAAATCGCACGGGCTCATAGCGTCGGGCTTGATTCCCGGCAGGGGGGTTAGTTCCCCGACGCCATGTGGTATCATGATACTGACCCGGCTGTGACCCACGGAAAAACGGAGCCATCACCATGCCAGCACCCGACCCTTGGGCCATCAGCATAGAGGAAAGGCCGAACGGCTGGTCTGTCCAATACGATACCTTCATGCTCTCAGGGCGCACGCAGAGGCTGGCGCGAGCCAAGCGGATATTGTCGAACCTGCGGAAGAATGGTTGGTGCTGTGCATGGTGCGGCCAACCCGTACCAGAGTTCCGCAGGGCCGATGCCGTGTTCTGTCGTGAATCATGCAGGAAGCGTGCGGCGCGCTCGCGGAGAGCGGAGAGGTCGCGCGCCGCCAAGTTTGGCTGAGCGGCGCGCGCGCCAGCTTTACGCGGGCAAGAGCCGATCAGGGGCGGCCGATACCGTATCGCGTCGGCCCGCCCCGTCTGGCATGCGGTCGCATAAAACTGACAGCCCGTCATCCGATAGCCAAGCCACCCGGAGCAATTCGCCCGTTTTGATACAGCGCACCCAGGTGCCGGTTTCGAGGTTCTTCATGGCAGATCCTTTCGCTCATCCCCGACCAGATGGCCGGCGCCACCACCATGGGGCTGGCGGTGAGAAAGCCACATGCACCGCCCGGCGGAAGGAGGCCTACGAGGCGCTGCACCCGGAGACGCGGCATGGTGTGGCGGGCGCTGTAGCAAAGCACGGAGGTGCAGATGCAAAGTCTGCGTCTGCATCGTTCGCCGACGACCAAGCGTCGAAAACGGGACAGGCCAAGCGCCACAGCCTATGCTTGTCGATGAAACGACATGTCATCGAGAACCGCTTTGATGAAGATACCCACGAGCGCTGCAAAGCCGAACGTGATAGCACCCGATAGACCGCCTCCGACATGGTTCGGCTCAAGTTCCAGGAATGACGCAACCGCTGGAAGGCGAAGGAGATAGTCTGCGGGGTAGGTCCACAGCCACGCGATACCGCCGGTTATGTCAGAGATTGAAAGCCCTGGTTCGCAGTTGAATCCCGACCACCCGGCTTCTGGCCATGCGAACCGGGACTGCCCGAAGGCCGCTTCTGAGGTCTTGGCGCATTCTGCCCACTGCATGGTTATGCCTCGCCGTTGATAGCCGCTCTCGGGCTGCTGCTTTCAATCCTGTCTCGGGCCGGACTCCTAGAGGCTAGGGCAATCCGCGTCTTTCTTCCAAGTATATGCGTATCATTTCCGGGCGTGAGGGCGCCGGGTCCAGTTTTGTGCGTTCTGCATCAAGCCACGCTAGGAGAGCGGGTTGCAGGCGGACCCCGACAAGCGTCCCGGTTTCGGGTGGGCGGCGGCGTTTCGTGTTATCATGAGTTGACGCATTCATGATCCGGTGTTAACACGAAAGCGGGCCGGGCGGAAGTCCTACGTTCCACCCGGCCCTGACCGAAACCCTGATCTATGGAGGATCAGCGAATGGCTAACCATTGCCATAACACAGGCGTATTGCCTGCCGCCAGCCTTGCCAAAGTTCCCGACGCAGAGCGAAAGCTGATCGCTGAAAAGCTACGCCTCGCTCTGGATGAAATCGAAACCGGCAGGGGCGACTATCAGTCCGTCCGCAACGCCGTTGCCTTCCAGCGCGAGGCGCTTCTGATCGGCCATCGCCGACTTGACCGCATGGAGGGCGTGGCATGACCCGGAGTGAGAAAGACCGCATCGCCCAGGCAATCGCCCGGATCGAGGGTTACATTGCCATCGTGGCGGCGCAGGGCGTTCCCCTGCCGATCCTCGGCCTGGAACTCGCTGCAAGCGACCTTCGTCGGATCGGGGGTGCGGCATGACCTATGCGGAACAAGTGAAAGCCGAGGTCGCGGCGCGCTATGGCGTTCCGGTTCTCTGCGACGTGCATATCATCCCGCGTGGGATTTCCAGCTTCGATCCTATGGCGTCGAGGAACTTCAAGGCGATCCGTGATGCTCAGATTGCCGCCATTCGCCGCAGCCAACGGCTACGGGTGGCCGAGCGGCAGGAGGGAAAGCGGCAGAAGGCGAAGCAGCCCCGCCCGCCTCGGGTGAACCCGAAGCTGCTGGCCGATATGATCAAGTGCGAGGTTGCCCTGCGTGGGGATATGGATGCGCTGTCTCGCGCGGTCCTGTCCCTGCGCTGCGAGGGCAAGACCCATCGGCAGATCGCCGCGGAAACTGGTCGGGCCGTGAGCCAAGTGCATGGCATCCTCAAGCGCGCAATCCAGAAGGGGGTTGCTTGCGAAGCCATCGCGAGCGACTGCGGTGTGCATGGCCGCTGA